CATGAGAGATTAAATCAGGGTCTTCTTTCATCGCATCTAGAATAGGTAAATACGGTTCAATATCTCTAAGCTGGCTGTTAAGCCTTTTTGCTTCACGAGATGAATCGCTATACCTCTTCTCTAATGTAGCAACTTCATCGTCGCTACTAGAAGATTCTACAGGGTTCTCTTGCGGAGAAGTTGTCTGCGTTGTCTCTTCGCTGATGGTGCTCCCCATCACTTGTCTATCAAGCTGGTTAAAAAAATCATCAGCTCCTTGAGTCTCAACTGCAACTGGGTCTTCTAATGTATTGATGTCCACATCTCCAGAGTTATCAGTTATTACTTGTTGTTCACTCATTTTTACTCCTTTTTCATGTTAATAATTTATAATTATTTCTTTTTTGAATCAACTGCTTCTTTTTTAACTTTCTGTACTTCTTTTTTGGCTTCCTGCTGTGCCATTTTAAATACTTGTCTTGTCAGCTTTTGTTCCGCTTCTGTCTGTAAAACTTGTTGCTGAGTCTTCTTATCTCCCTCATTTATCTTCAATTTTATACCCGCTTGTACTATTTGTCTTTCAAGCGTTTCATTCTCTCCTTGCAACTCTTTCATATTCTCTTCCATCTGAGCAAGTTGATTCTGCATCTCAGTATATAACGACTTTCTCTTTAAAAGTTGTTTTTTATTTCGTATATCAGTGACTTCTATCATTGCAATATCATCAATCAACCCTCCTTCAAACCACTTGAAGTACTCATCTTGCAAAGCCCATCTATTTATAGGTTGAGTTGAACCTGCAACAATTCTTACATCAAACCTACCAGTTTCATAGTCATTCCATCTTCCTATAACTTCACCAAAGTCATTATATATTGGGATATTAAGTTCTACTGAATTTACTTCTGCGTCAGAAGCCCCAGCCTCAGGCTGGACTATTCTAAATACTTTATTAGCTTGATATGTTTGCTGAGCTACAGTCTTAAATAATTTACCTAATTGTTCAAGAGCTGGTTCTACAACATTATTAGTCCATTGTCTAATTCTTCTTGTCCCATACTCATCAAGAGCTAACATTCCTCGATAAGTATCATGCTGAGGTTCTCCTACTCCTTGCATTTGAGAAGCAATGCCAGAAATATACTCTAAATCTTGTTTCCCCTCTTGGGTAATTGTATAAAATGCATTATTAATTGGGACAGGTTGAACAGGCTTTGGGACTTCAAATCCTTGTCTATACTTCAACATAGCTCCAGGGGCAGACGAGTACCTCTCCCACTCATCTTCATCAACTGAGCCTTCCGTATATAGCCACCTCAAATTAGAAGCAAGGTTGGCATTATGAATCATAACTTGATGGGCTTTGTTTATTTCTTGCTGTTTTCCTATCATAGGCGTTACAGCACCCATTGGATATGGAGTTCCTGTATGTGTATAACACACTGGAACTATAGGATAGTTATCTAAATCAAGTTCTTGTTCATATAAAAAAGCATCCCCTGCTGTGCAGGTTAGCATTATTCTTGATTGAAAGAAATCTACAACATCAATAACCTGTTGAGCAAAGGTTGGTTCTTCTAGCATTTTATCAAATACTGCTTTATCCATTACCTGTTGTTCAACTCTTCCCTTAGCATCAATTAGTTTGCTTTGCAAACTAGCTTGTTGTTCTTCAATCTGTCTTTGAGCCTCGGTTTGAAATTTTTCTAGTTCTAATGTTGCTCTATCTGGAATTATCTCTCCAGCCTCAACTGCCGATTGTAATTCTAATTGTTTTTCCTGAATCTGTACTTTTAATTCTTCTTGTAGTATTTCAGTCTCTCTTTGGACTTCATTACGAATCTCTTTCATTTGCGCAGGAGAAGGAGGATTCTTTATATATGTGTTGACCATAGCTACTTTTGTTCTAGCATAACACTCATAGAAATCAATCATTGGTTGTTGTTCGCCAGTCTCAGGGTCGTAAATATCAGCCCAATTTATGTCACTATGTTGTATTGATTGACTAGCCTGCTTATCTCGTGCTGATGTTTGCTTAGATTCTGGAGAACCATTTGCTTTATTAATTTTAGCCTTATACTGAGGCATAAGTTTAATAAGTTGGTCTTTTGGCATATTCTTCTGAATAATGATATAAGACGCATCTCTAAACATAATATCTCTAGAGCTAGGGTCTACATATATGTCATAAGGGTCTACAGAGGTAAACATAACCTCTCCCATCCCCCTATCAGCATCTGGGTCTACAGTAACTGCAAAATATCCCACTCCTTTTACTAAAGAATCGTGTATTACCTGCCCAAACAATCCTTTTCCACCAGATAAATGCCAACAATACTCGGAAACTGCACTATGTAGTTGAGCTACATCAGTATCACTACCCTCTGAAGCTATAGCCTGCCACTTAGGATTATTAGCGGTAACAAAATATTTCATAATATCAATAGCTGGTGTGATTCTATTGATAATAAAATCTGGCATACCTGATTCTACTAATGCATCTCTCTCATCTTGAGTTAATTGGTCGTTTAAGTAAAAATCATTTGAAGCCTGACTGTCATTATACCACTTTCTCCTTGAATAATTGTTACTCTTCCTCCATAAATCAAGGATTAAGTCTGCTTTTTTTGGTCTACCTTTTTTTGCCATTATAATAAATATTTCTTACAAGCATCAACAAAATGCTCTGGGTCTCCCTTACCATCCTCTGTATTGTAGTATTTTTTCCAGTAATTCGCCTGACCCTCTATGGTATTAGGCATACGCTTAGGGACTCTCCAATACTTTAATCGACAATGGACAATACCTGCAGCTATGTTCTTTTCTAATATATCTTCCCATTTCGTCTCATTAAAATCTTGCCAATGTTTAACATCAACATAACTGGCTTTAGCACACTGTTGCATCAATTTCGGGCGATGCTTAAGATAGTGAACTAGGTTATCTACTGCGGTCGCCGCCTCTACCTGCCAGAAGCTTCTCGCTGGACCGTCTCCCATCTGTCTTATGTACTCATACCTACTTTCAACAATACCAGTACCTAATACAAGATTAACGGCATCGTCTGAAGCAAACTTGCTCCCCATTTCAGAACAAGTCCTTTTTACTAAAGATTTCATTTGTGTTATACTAATCATCAAGCAACAAGCCAACTTTTGGCTTTTCTTTTAGTTTTATGCCACTTTTTCTCTTTATTTTGAGATAAATTAGCAGGAAATGCGTATAAATTCGCATAATATAGAGCCTCAATGGTATCATCATGAGCCATTCTTGGTCCAAATGTAACTATTTCATTGATTAAATCAAACTGATTCTCTTTAATATATATTGCCCCGAGTGAAAAACGACCAGAAAGACCGCTATAAATACGATTTCTCTTCTGAGTCCCCCCAGGTTTCTCTGGAATCACAGCAATATTAAATTTATTCAATCTTCTTCTTTCGTCATTGAGAGCTTGAAAGACTGACCTATTCATCGCTACATCCTCCACGGTAGAACTTGTACAACTGTATTTCTCATGAAGTTCCATAATATAATCAACAACTCCTTTTTTGTCAATTATCTTACCAGAACTGTCTTTAGCACCCAATGTTGGTATACTTCTATGTCTTTCATACTCTAAGACGTATAGATTATTGTTGACATCCACCGCAACAACCATGATAACAGAAAAGTCAGACTCCTTAGTATCAATATCAGTGGCAGGGTCACAGCCACTAAAAGTATTAACAGGAATCCTTTCGCCATCAATACTAATGTAGTTTTGTGAATCAACCCTCTCATAGAATCCATCATAGTATTGTATATGTTTATAAGTCCATACTGCATCTTCAGCACTCATTACCTCCATCATATATTCTTGATAAAACTTAGAAGGAGTCCCAGAATCTCTGTAGAACTTCTTCTTCTCTTCTAATTTGCTAATAGGAAACCAACTAGACCACAATGGAGAACCATCGTCTTGTATGGCTTTATATGTTATAACTTTCCAAGCAAATTCTTTAGAACCCTTTTTAGCCTTCGCATGACTAGTAAGAAGATTGTTAATAAAGGAATCATAATGTACGGGAGTACCATTAACACGGAGCCTACCAGTATGAGGCTCAAGAGCGGGATAAACAACAGCTGTGACCAAATTGGCGTTCTTCGCTCTTGCGTCTTGTGTAATTGTATTCTGTTCATGCTCAAAGTCATCTAGTATTATCAGGTCGTATCTTTTGTGCAGTTTTGCTCCTCCCCTGATTCCCGCAACGTTTGACTTTGATATTAACTTGCAACCATTTGTTAGCTCTATATCTTCTTCTGTCCATTTTCTACCCTTCAACTTACCAAAATAATAAATAATTTTTTCATTATATTCAAAATGATGTTTAATATAATCCATATTACCAACAGATAGTCTTTGAGTAGCTGACACCCAAGCATAAAAATGCATATCAGTATCTAGAAAGACAAAGTCTTTTATTATACTTGCTTTAGTTAGAACAGTCTTTCCATGCCCTCTAGGAAGAATAATAGCAAGTTGTTTAACATTGTCATTATCAATGGCATCAGCCATCTCATAGTGGAAAGCTGGAGTCTCGCTTCTTAAGAAGTCATTAGGAAGAAACAACTTCCCAAAGACAATCAAATCTCTACTAGCTAATCTTAAAGACTCTTCAGCCTCACTTATATTATGTTTATTTATGTTTGCCATCTGGCTTTATATTCTTTTTTTGTCCCCACCACCAACCATTTCCATTTTCTTTAAAACAAGCATCTCTGTCTTTTATATATTCAGGGTCATTAGGAGCATCCCCTTTATATTTCCAACCAGTTCTAGTGAGTCTCCAATCATAGTCTTTACTTTTCGCTGGCATCTTCTTTAGCCTCTTCTTCCTTTTTCCTTTTAGCTAACTCATCGTCAATGTATTCAGCTAACTTTTTCGAAATCTTTGTCATACTGAGATACGCACCAAAAGTGTTATCAACTAACTCTACTCTCTGTTGAAGTGATTTAACCCACCCTATTAGATTTTGTTGTGATTCTTGCAATTGAACTATAGCTTGTACTAGGTCTGCTATCGTTGGTTTTGCCCTCTTTTTCTTGCTCATAATACTCCTCTTCCTTTTATTTAATTTTCCCAACAGTTTATGCTCTCTTCTTTAAACTCTATGGTAACCCAACCGGTTCTTATCATAGGATAGAATGAATATCTTGAATAATCTGCATATCTTAGAAACGAACCTCCTCTTATATACCATCTTCTCTTCATCTCTTCTGTGTTGTCTTTTCCTATGATTAAACTATCCATAGGCTTAACATATAATTGATGATTATGACCTAAGAAGAATATATCACCATCGCTATATACTGCAGCCATCCTATCAAGTTCTAAATCACCATTTTTTCCTCCACTTTTACCATGACCAGAAACAAGACTATAATTATAACCATCTACTGTTATTCTTGTATAACCCGGCATCCTATAATATGGAACACCTAATTCCTTTGCTAATACTTTACATACATCGAAGTCCAGAATATTAAAAGAGCGTAAGTAATCATGGTTACCACCCCTAATAAATAAACACTTATCTTTTATAGTATCTACTAATCTTACAAACTCTAAATATTGTTCTTCTGGAGGAATATTCTGACCCCTTTGATTAATTTTATAATGAGGTGGAATTAACTCTAACAAATCACCATTACCAAACCATCTCGCATCATCATCTTTTTCTATAACCTTAATAGCTTCTTTAAACTTTTTAAAATCATGCTCTACCGCTCCTACATGAATATCAGTAAGACCATGTACTCTTAACTCTTTCCCCCCATCCACTTCTAATATTTCCCCCGGTTCTACAAGTTTTAACTCTTGTGAAACACCAACATGAATCTGTATAGAAAAATATCTACCGCAACTTCTACATCTAAATTCCTGAGTTCTATTGCCAGTTCTTAATATCTTTGTACCATTTTTAACCGTTTCTAATGACTCACATTTAGGGCATCTTATCATTTTTTATTTCCTTATTAGATTTAAGCTCTCTCCTTGCTCCTCTCAGTTGCTCCGGGGAAAATCCTTGGAACAAACCTACAACTCCTGTATCTATTCTTTTAACGCCACCGCCTAACGTGCCAATAGCCTTGCCTAATTCTTTTAATGATTGTAATGAAATGTTTGGGTCATCACTAAAATCTGCTAAATGCTTTAAAGACCTCAAAATGTAATCGTGGTCTACACCTAGTGCTTTAGCGACATCCTTTACGTTCTTTTCTATTTCTTGCATGATTCTCCTCTGCTTAAGTAAAACTACTGCCTTTTTACGAGCTTTTTCTCTATCGTCTTCATCAAAAGCATCCATGTATGCTTTAACTGCTTCAGTCCCAACTGCTACTGTTGTGGCAAATAACTTCTCTTTATTGGTTGGGATTTTACGTTCTTTAACTCGATTGTTTGTGTTTTTAATTTTTTTTGAGAATGTGTACCTATTAGGATGTTCATCAAAATTGGTGTCCATCTTTGTTTTCGCATTTCTCAGGAATGTACCAACTACTGTCCTAACATATCCATTACTATGAGTATAGTTAGGTCTGTCGTTAGGATGCTTTATTGAATCACTTACTTTTAATAATTGACAAATTCTATTATCTGTATCAGCCATCACCCAGTCTCCTTCCTTAGCAACTTTCCAATCGAAAAATACACTTGCTTTAGGATGATGTTTTTGAAATTCTTTTATGCCATCGTAGACATAATGTTTGACCCCCTTTATCTTTCTAAATTCCATTATTTTACAGACTCATTCTTTTTCACTTCTTTTTTATACATTCGATATATACTATTAAGTAATTCGTTGACAGGTTCAGGTATTTCATAGATAGTACCATCTACTTCAATAACAGTCGTAGTGTATGAGTCTATAGTCACAGGTATTCCCTTTGACCTCTTCTCTAATATTTCTTCCAATTCAGTTAATGAATAGTTTCTTAAAGACTCAATTTCAGCTGCCATAAAGCTCATTCCACAGACTAATGCATATATATATATATATATTATATATATTATAATATACTATTAGTTTTTCTTTTGGTTACTTTTCTTTTTAGGTTTCAATTTATCTATCTCCGCCTGAAGTGCTTCTAATTCTTTTTTCTTTTTCTCATGTTCATCTCGAGCAACTCCAGTATAAGCCTCTGGTCCAGATAAATCTTTTGATGTAATAACCATATCATACTCCCTTTTGTTCAAAGAAATCTATGCATTGCCCAGGTTATATACAACAAAAAAATTATAGTATTTTGATAGACAGCTATACTTACACACCCCCCCGGTCTTCTTTGGTTTATTACAATAGAATATTAAGTTAACTAGAATAGGAGTTCTATATGTTTAATGGACAAGTACAATTCTTTGGCACAGAGCCAGTAGTCCTACCAACGAAACAACATATCGCTGGTATAGCTATAAGCTCAGTACTCGGTACTCATCAGAAGATTGAGGCTGCAATGGATGCTGGACTATTAAAGAAAGCTGGCAAGGGCTGGACTATCTACGGTAGGTCAGAATTACGCAGTCGCATTCAAATGATTGGTTCAGTAGTCAAGGAATGTAACGGCATACTCGAAGAAGTAGTAGGCAACGAAGACCTTGAGAAAACATTTACTGATGCTAATGACACTCTAGGTAAGTTCCAAGCACTGTCTGGTGGTAACAAACCACCTAAGGGTTATGTTGAAATACCGGCTGATGAACTACGTAAACATCTTAAGAAGAACACTAATGAGTTCGTGAAGATACGCACCGGTTAGTAGGCATTATATAGAAAAGGGGAGGCTTTATGTCTCCCTTTTTTTTAGTTTAGTACATTACTACTGTATTAACACTATAAATATATATACATACATATACTATTAATAGGACAAATTGTAATAACATGGGCAATAACATAAAGGAGTTATACTATGCTAAATCATAAACCTCAGAAGACCGTCTATGAAATGATAATAGAAGGCTTATCAGGTATATTGCTGCTTGCAATCATCTATGTATTCCTAGTAGTAATGTTTATATTAGATGGTGCACCTTTCCATTAACATTTAAACTTGCGGAGTGGAGAAGAGGCTAACGCCGTGGTATCTCGCTAGGCTCATAACCTAGAGGCTAATTATACGCGCATAAGTGGTTCAAATCCCGCCTCCGCTACCATTTAACGAGTGACTGCTCAAGAGTCAATGGCA